TTCAAGGATTAATACGCGCTCGCTTAGCACAAGGAAGGAGGAAACTTGTCACTCGCGGACGACTGCCGATCTGCTCGCAGGCTGTGGTCATTCTATGCCAGCAAGCAGCTAAAGCAGCCGTTCGTGCTGTGGCTTGATGATGTGATTTTGATTGCTGAGAAAAAGAAGGCTAAGAAGCCGCAGCGCTGCTCGCCAGACCCATTCTGGATAGACTTCCCTGAGCGATTGCGCGCTGCATGGGATGAGCTGGAGAAAGAACCCTAACGCCGCGCTCCCATCCCTAGCCGCCTGCGCCCTAAAGATATGGGCTGCTCCTCGCGATCCAGGCGGTCTGCTGCCTGCTGGTAGCGAATTCCTACCGAAGTAAAGCCCTCTTGCGTGGTGTGGTCTATGCCTGCTATGGCTTCGCGCAGTTGCAGTTCGCGGGGCTTGGCTGCAGGATGAATAAAGGAAAATAGCGCATAACGGCACTGGTCGGCCAGGTCATCGGCTGGGTCACCTTTGACCTTGATGATGTCGCCCTGCACGTCTTTGTCGCACATCCTAGTCCGAAGAGCTTCGAGCGTCTCGGGGGATTTATCTGTGAACTGGAATTCTCCCGAGCTGAGCATCTTGTAGAGTAACTGCCATCCGGCAACGCGCTGATTCGACGCTGGCTGGCAGCCCAGATCCCATGGGGCGAAGACCTCATCCATTTGATCTGATACGGAATGCCCAGCAGTGCCGAGCCTTATATCGTAAGAGGGGTTGAAATTGGCCGGATCGGCAAATATCGCGATGATGCAGCGCCGCTGCTCCCCTATGTCGGGTGCTATAAACTCCTTCACCACGAGCTCCGCGAACTTGTGTACCGGCATCATTGGCTCACAAATTTCACCAATCTGATGAATTCTCCCGCCTGCGAAAGTGGGCAGTGGAAACTGTAAGAGCGCGGAACTCACGCCAGAGATAGAAAACTTGCGAGGAATTTCGGCAGGGCCACGAACATAAAGACCTGCGGCAGCATAGGATCTCCCGTAGCCATAGTCGATGGCTACGAAATGGTTCCACCACGGCTCGATCTCGATGCTCACCAACGGGACTCCCATGCCTGTACGAATGAATGGGAAGTACGCCCCTTCAAGAGCGCACCAGCAACCTGTAGCCATTGCCTCAGCATTGGCTCCTGACATCATTTCAAGATTGCGGATGTAGTCAGGGCCCAGCAGGTTGTGGTCTGTTAACTTGCCCGGGATGAACGAGACCGACAGCGGTATGGGCTTGCCATCCGAAGGCCATACGCAGTCATAGTAGAGCATCCCGGGCTGGGCAGATTCCTCGGGATGATGCACCGGGCAATGCCCCCGCAAGAACAGTGGTATATGCCACGTGGCCCCGATGTTCCCAGGGTTGGATGTTAGGCGAACGCGAAGGCGTAAAGTTGGGTCAGTGGAGCGTAAGCGCCCGATGATGTTGCGGACTTGGAATTCAGTATGGAGCGTGGATTCGTCTATGCCTATGAACGAATATTCTGGCCCCAAGTAAGACCAGACATCCTCATCGCGACTCATGTATCCGAAACGGATGACAGCTCCACTCGGAAATACCCAAGTGTGGGTCGAACCATTATACTTCCCGCCCAGCGGAGTGTAGAGTCGCCTGGTCTTGCGAACCAAGTCCGTGACTTCCGTGAAGGATGCGCGGAATATAATCGCGTTGAGGTTTGGATTCTCCACCTCTTGCGCGGCATCCATCAGCAGGGTTTCTGATTTGAGGCTCCCCGCACTGCCCCCAAAGAGCACAAGCTGCGCCGGGGAATCAAGCGCAGCCTTCTGGGCCGCCGTTACAGGATGCCAGCTATATTTCCGCCCCACCTTACTGCGGCTTCCTCATCCACTCGGCTTGGTAGATATCCGGCTTTTCAGGCATCTCGCCGTTAGGATTCGGCACTTCGCCCGGCTTAGGCATCCATCCCAGCATGTTGGCCAGCAGTTCGATGGCTCTGATTTTCTCGCCAGTGGTTGGCATTTTTGCCTCTGCTCTGGCAATCCCGACCAGCGCCTCAATAGCATCGTCTTTGCCCATGGCGAGCTTTTTTAGCACCGCTTCAGTCTCTGCCTCCACCTCCCTTTCCTGACCCGAAAGGACTTTCTGCTGATATGCAATGAAGTCGGGTTCCGTAATCATGCGTTGCAGGGTGCGCCTGCTAACCCCTGCCTCATGGGCTACATCGCCCTGCGTCTTGCGTTTGTCCAGCAGCAGTCGTGCGACGACCATCTTTTGCGCGGTTATTCTCATGCTCCCGGCGCCTTTCTGTAGTGCGCTTTTACCTCAACTACCGGCTTGAGCGAATCGTGCCGTACGGTTATGTTCTTGCCGTCATTAGTTCTCACCCGAGCGGTCTTCATGTTGGCAATCATGTGCGCAATTCTCCCAGTTGAGCCGTCTGGCAGCTGCACCGAATCTCCCTTGCTGTAGGCTGGTTGAAGTTTTGGCTTCTCTGCGGGCTTTGGCTTGGGGTCTTCGGCAGGCTCGGGTTTTGCTGGCTTCTCTGTGGGCTGCTGCGTAGAAGCCTGGCCGGCTGACTTCCGCTTTACGATGGGCAAACCGGTGTCATAATCGATCGCGGCGATGTGCCCCAATGGGTGCTCTGGCACGCTGGGCTCTTTGTCCCAGCCATCGAAATCGGGGGGCAGCGCATCGTGAGGCACGCCCTCCGGACGAGTCATTTCCTGTTTATTCATAGATTTCTCTCGGCTTGCGGGTTAAACTACCCGCGCCATGTTCTTCGTTCTGATCGTCGCCGCGATACTGGTATGCATCGCATGGGCGCTCTTTTCCGCTGGGATGGTGGCCCTCGGAATCATTCCGTGCCTGTTGCTCTTGGTGATCGTTTTGGCTGCCTGCGGAAAGCTGGATAGCCTCTGATTATTGCGGGTGCCACCAGCCAGTTTCCGGGTTGTAGGCAAAAGCTTTTCCGTTGGCATATTTTACGTCCCCAGCCTTAGGCGAACCCGTAGCGGCATGCGGCACGCCTTTCTGCTCTGCCAGCGTTGTGAGTCTCGTCCCCCTAGTGGCGTAGTTGTTCTCCGCCTGATGGGTAGCATCCAAGGCAGCGTTTCTTTGCTGGTCGGCCGCAGCCTGCTCGGCAGCTTGCATGTTCTGGTAAGTCTGCACATTGTTATTTCTGACATCAAATTGAGCAGTTGGATCACCGGTATTAACGATTGGTATCTCCACGGGATCAGGTCGCGGCATGACGGGACGTGGCTTCGGTGCTGCCGCTGCGGCAGGGACAGGACCGGTTGGTTGCGGCAGCGGTTCGGCTTGGCCAGGAAAATTCGCTATTGCTCGCTGGAACGACCTATCTGCAATAGCCGTAGGCCCACCCCTGGCGATGTCCGCAGCCTTCATCGCGAGTTGACCCATTCCTAAACCATGCACCAAGCTGCCTGGCTTGCCCTCCTGCAATCCCCTCCCGGTTACTGCGGCGTTCGTATCGTTCGCCAACTCATAGCTACGCCCAACCCGTTGGCGCAGGTTTGCTATATCCTCTGGCTGCAATCCCGTAAAGTTGGCCAGTGATCGGTGCAGGATGTCGGTAAGCTGCGATTTCTCCGCCTGCAATTCAGCCTCGGAAGCCAGGGCCGTACGCTGATCACTGGCATTGAGCCGTGGCTTGTCCAGTTCCTTGTTGATATCTACGATGCGACTATCTATATCGCCGAGAGTCGTGGCTCTGTTCTGGGTATTTTCGCCGCTTGGTATCGACCTTCCGCCATATCCTGAAGGAGCGGGTACCGTCTCGGTTGCATTCGGCCCAAGAATATTGTCCTCGTAGTGCGTGCGCGCTTCCTTGGCGTTACCCTCGGCGGCTTTGGCGAACTCGAGCTGCGTATTGAGCGGATTTCCTGTTCTTTTCGCATAGTCGATGACATTGGGCACTTCCTTCTGCGCGGCCTGGATGTACTGGCCTGCTCTTTGCGGCGCCGGATTGATGGCATTTGTAAGATTACGAGCTGCCATCTCCTCCGGCGGCACGATAGATGGGCTCGGCGCCGGGCGGAGGTTGCGCACACCTCCTGCCATATCCATGCCAACGTCGGCAGCTGCGGGAAGGAGCGCGCCGGCAGCCATTCCGCCAGCTACCTGCCCCAGGGTTCGCGCTGGATCAGTCCTCATGCCTGTGACGAGACCTTGTGCTTGCTGCTGCGATGCGTTCGGGCGTCCGGTGGCCAGATCGAATACGGAGCCCGCTGGCGTAGCCTCCGCCATCGACCCGAGGGTGTCAACCGGGTGCAGCACGGCCTGCGATAACCCCTGCATGCCCCCCTGTACAGCCCGCTCGACGGAGCCCCTAAACGTGCCTTGCGGGTGTGGGGTTAGGGCTGGGTCGTTAACCCGCGCCATCCATTGGTCGCGCAAGCTAGGCGTTGCTGGCTGAAGAGCTGAAGATTGGGTAGAGTCGCCCTCGTCAACCGGAGTACCCCATGCCGCAGGGGCGGCAGCCTGCGTTTCGTCGACGGGGGTTCCCCATGCGGACTGCGGAGAGCCCATTATTTGCCTCCTGCGGGCTGGAGGTCATACTTCCACCCAGGCGGAAGAGGTCTGGCGCCTTCCTTTGGGGCGGCGTGCAGCTTCCCTTGCGGATCACGCGCATAGAGCATGTTGGGGTCGCGCGCTGGCGTCTGGTTGGCGTTGCCGAAGTTCGGTTGACCCTTAAGCCCCTGCTCAAACTGCTGTTTTAGGTTGTCCCGTTTGGAGCCAATCAGCCCACGGTACTCGTTGATCACGCCGCGCAGCTCGGCAGGAGAGTTTTTAGAGTTGATTGTGTTCGTGATTTGCTTGATTTCCTCGTCGGTCGCCCCGGAACCCTTAAACGTTCCCGCCACTTCCCCGGAGACCGCGGCCTTCACTGCGTCGAAGTTTGTCGGCGCGGGCTGACCGGTCTCGGTTGCCCACGCATTAGCCAGCTGATTAGCCCCCCGAATGTCATTGTTTCTTAGCGCATCGGAAACCTTGCCAAGCCGGTCCAAATGGTTCACCGCAGTGTTGAACCGAGTCACGGTTTTTGCATCAGCGCCAGAAGTGAAGTCCTTCAGCACATCGGCAGGCACTCGTACGCTAGAGCTGGATGGCGCTTGTTGTCCGATCGCGCCCTTTCGTGTGGTGTACACCACGCCGCCGGGGTTGTTCGGGTCTCCAACCGCGGTCGGATATTGGAGCAGTACCTGCATCCGGGAAACGCCCGGATCGGTCTTGGTCACTTTTACGTCCTTTTCGTACCCCCGAATAAAGGCGTTGTCTTCCGGCGTTCGCTGGCTCGGGTCCTTCGCGTAGATCGCGACGGCCTTATCTTCGCGTCCCGGTTCTTTCGCGGCGGGCTGGCGCTGGAGGCTCGTGATGGCATCCGCCAGCTGCTGCGTCTTTGGGTCTTGGCCCGGATCGACCCCGCGATTGATGGCATCCGAAACCGCCGCCCCGTATGCATCCTGCAGCGATCCACCCTTTCCGGGTTTATTGTTCTCCAGCGCGAGCTTCCCGAGCGCCGATGGAGTATAGGTTGCATCCGGATCGAGGTCGTACTTGGACGACTCGCCAGCGGTCGGAGCGCGCGGCTGGTCTCTTTGTGCCTGCGCCAGTTCAAGCTTGGCTTTGTCTTGCCTTTGGGCAGCCAGTTGGTTCGTATCTGCCAGGTTGGCCGCATTTTGCTCTTGCGTCTGTTCGTTGCCCACAATCTGCTGCTGCTGCCCCAATCGCATTTGGTAGTTCCCTTGCGTTTTCGGAATCAAGGGCTCTATTCCGGGCAGGACGGCGCGGAGTATGGTGTCTCCCGCCCGAGCAAATCCGCGGCCCCAGGGGTTCTTGATTTGGTCGATGCCGCTGCCCTGATTGACCATCGAGTTTAGCTTGCTCTGATCAATGTCCAGTTGTGATGGTCCCTGGACCGCGGGCCGCAGTCCGCCCTGAGTGGCTGCTGGCAGCAGTGGCGTAGTTCCGGCAGTTGGATTCGTCCCGCCGGGTCGCAGAGAAGCATTCGGATCCGGATTTCGCATATCCGTGCTGACTGGTGTCCGCGACGCGGCATATTGCGCCGGTCCCGGTCCAGAGTTGTACGCCTGCATGCGGTTCGCCTGCTGGGTTGCCAGCGGCATGCCGGGCTGGAGGGGGAGCATGCCGTTAGCAGGCTGGGCGGGTCGAAGCGGTTGCGTCGGAGAGATGCTATTTATGAAGCCGCCATTTACCGGGGTAGAGACTCCGCTGTAGGCCGACCTTCCCTGCGGCGTGTCGAGATTTTTGGCAATTGCCTGCTTCGGCGCCGCAGCAAGGTTCCCAGTCAACGGCGTGCTTACTCCGGGTTGGTGGTTCGGTACGCCGTCAGGTGGGGGCCCAACTAAAGCCTCCGGGCGCGTCGGAGACATAATCCCTGCTATCGCGCGCCGCTCATCGTCCATGCCATCCGGCTGATATGTTGGGTCTGTAAATAGGCTTGTGCTCATTTATTCAGCCCCCCAGGAGTGCCCAGATTCTTACCCAGCGTTGAGGCAAAGCTGTCTCCAAGCGTGTCCCAAAATCCAGGGGTTGCCGATGCGCCAGACTGCGTGCTGAGAGCCTGACCAGCTTGGCCACCCGCGCTGCCGTAGAGACTTGACTCAGCCGATACCGGCTGGGCGCTTGCACTCAGCGCTTGGGCGTTGTAGCCAGCCTCAGAGTTGATTCGTTGCTGATCGGCACTCGCCAAGCTACTGGACAGATTGCGCGTGTTCGTATTTGCGGCGCTCGCCGCGGTTGCGGCATCCGCGGCAGAATTTTGTCCGGTTCGCAGCGCCTGCGATTGGAGTGCGCCCTTTAGGCTGTTACTGCCGGCGTCGCTCGCATTGGCGAGCCCAGTATTTATGGTTTGCGAATATTCGCCGCCTTGCGTGTAAGGGTTGCCACTGACAAACTTTGCGAGTTGATTTTGGTAGTTGCCCTCCGCATTCTGGGCCTGACCAAAGGCAGATTGGGCATTGCCAAAGTTGGTGGCATTCTGATTTTGCGCTTCGCCAATAACCGTGGATTGTTGCGCACGACTCATGGTTTTTTCCTCAAATCTCTCGACCAGTAACTAAGCTCTTTATCCTTGTCCTTGAAGCCCGCGCGCTTGAGAGGCTTTCCGATGGCATTCTCTAGCTTCCGGGGGACGTAGCATTCAATGAACCTGAAGCCCATAAGCCGGAGCACGTAACTTAGTCCGTCGATCTCCCGCCTGCTGAACGCCGTGGCCTTCGGGTTATGACACCCAACGAACCTCATCTCCGCCACCGACTCGACATACACGCACTGGTAGATGTGATCGTTCTCGTCCACACACACGAGGCAGACCGGAATCATTGGATTGCGATTTCCTTTGCCGTCGAACAGGATAGGTAGCTCATAAGAAGTACCCTGCGCGGCTTGGTGCTCTGCGTGGATTTGCTGGATGATGGGGTAATCTTCTGCTGTCGCATCCCGAAGAACGATCTTTTTCACCGGATCTGTAAACCGTGCTTCTTTGCGTAGGCCAGCGCATTCTGCTGAGAGTAGTCGAGCTCGGCGATAACCTGCGCCACCGCTGCTTTCGGGTCCAACTCGCCAATGTTCGTCTTGGGATGAACAGCGCCGCACGCTGGGCAGGCGTCGTGTCCGACGGCGATCTGCACGAGGTGTTTATTGCCACGCTCGTCCCTCAACTCGATGACATGAAAGCCTGATGCGGTGTCTAGGAATTGCTGGTAAAGTTGATACATGGCACCGCTAACTTTCCGCCAAAAGCTCTGGACTTATTACTATGACCACGCGTGGCCGCAGGACGTAGTGGAGTACTTCTTTCCTCGTACCGGCACGCGGGAAAACGTATGGATGGGCAACGAGCGTACCTTCCGCCCGGTCCACTCGATTCGCGTGGCTTGGTGGCGTTTCGACTGCTGGCGCATCAAGTGGTACCGCCGTAGAGCCTACCGGTATTGACGCCCTGCGGGCCGCCACCGCCGCCAACTCCTCCGCTTACCCCACCTGTTGCCGTCACCGTGGGCGTGCTGGAATAGGTCGTACCTGCGTTGGTGACCGTAACCCCGGTGACCGAGCCTGCAGAAATCGTGCAGACTGCCGTCGCGCCTGATCCGGTCGAATCGGTAATGGTCAGGGTTGGCGCAGTGGTGAGTCCGTTGCCTGCAGTGAGGATTTGAATCGCTACGATGGCCCCTCCTGACACGATTGCCTTGAAGGTTGGCTCGACCAGCCCCGAGCCGTTGGCAATTACGGAGACCTTTCCCGCCGGTATCCAGCCATCAGGGAAGACCTGGGTAAGCGCAGGTTTCAACTGGTATTTGCTACCATCCCAAGCGACATATCCAGTGCTGCCGTAAGTCACATTGAGAATGGTCCCTGCCGGTATGACCTTGCTCGCCGTGCCCAGAATGCTTGTCCAAGACGTTCCCACGCCGCCCGAACCATAAATGCGTACCGTCGCCGAACCGCCTGCACCGATGCTGTCTACCGTCGCGTAATTGGATTGGTTGAGGCTGTTGTTTGGTTCCGTGGCTGCGGAGGTTTGCAGGCCGGCCGCTACGGGCCCCACGATCTGGTACGAGTTAAACGTCTTCTGATCCGTCGTGCTCCGCAGCCTGATCCAAAGCGTCTGCCCTGGTGCTGCGATGGTCATGCTGGCGTTGGTCATTAGCGGGTAGGTCTGCTGCACCGTCGTAAAGTTGGCTACAGTAGAGGTTGAAATCTCCTGATAGATGACGGCCTTTGAGCTGTTCTGCGGTGCACCCGTGGTCTGCTGTGGCAATGCAATGCTTACCGTAATCTGTCCATTGGCTCCGACCGCGCTTAAGGTGCACTTGGGAGGCGCTGCGGAAGTAGCCTTGGGTGCGGCATCTACCTTTTGGATTGTGCCCAGCCCCAAAGCGGTATCGTGCTGATTGAGCTTTAGGATGATCGCCGACAGCGTCTGCTGCAGGGGCTGATTCTTGCCCGCTGCAAGATTGGCCTGGGACTGGTCTATGTTGAGCGTCACTTGCTGGTCAACCTCTGTCTCCAGCGCTCCCGGCGCTTAGCAACGTGCTCTGGCAATCCGGTCTCCTTTGTGCTGGCAAAATCATGCAGCTGCGACTTCGTCATTTTGAGCAAGCCTTTGTTCTTTGCGCTTAATTCGGAAGGATGATGTTCAGCAATTGCCATCGCCATTCTTTGTGCTTTACTAACGCTCGGCATCTACCTGCCTCCTCCCGATCTCCCGCTGAATAGCGGCCTGGTGAACAGCCCGGCGTATTTACAGGCGAACCAAGCGTTCGCTGTTTTGCTGTTGGTGAACCGGAGACGAAAGAACTCATCTTGAACACCGCGGCAACCTGCGTCATAGCACTTAAACAGCTCGGGCGTTAACTGGAAATCGGCCAGCTTGATCTCTCGCACCAGCGGGTTGCCCTGACCGCCTACTCCGGGAGATGTCACTCCGCTGCGCGCAACCATGACAGAAACCGTCATGGCACCGGCCCCAACAGCGTTCACGCTAACCCCGCCCACCATCTGAATTGCGCTGCCCGCGCCGCCGCCGTAGGGTGATGGTGGGCCCCCGCTCATCGAGACAGCCGAGGTTTCGTACTGACTATCGATCCCTTGGCCGTTGTCGTTGTACACGCCCATCTGAATCTGCTGCACGGTACCGTCGGGCGAAGACGAGCCGATCAGCACTTGAGACTGCCGCATGGTGCCGAAGACGGAAGCATTCGTAGGCAGCTTACGTTCCATCTTTACGGCGCAGTTGCCAGCAATATCATCGAGCGACCACTTGCGCGCACCGACTAGGTAGCGCTCGTTGCCATCCATCGACGTGAACTTGATTGGCCCCTGAATGCCTTCCTGATAATTCAGCGTTAAGGTTTGGTTTGGCACGACGGAATTGCCCACCGGCAGGCCGATTCGGAGTTCCTTCTTTTCCTCATCCGCGCAGCACCAGATGGTCTGCTGCACATCCCAATTGATCGTTGACCAGATGCTCCCAGGCTGATCGGGCAATTCCTTGGTCAGCCAGATAGGCTCTGCCTCGCCAGAGGTCCAAGCATAAGCCCCGCTGCGATGCACAAAGAAGAGGAAGTCATTGGTTACGCAAACCGCTCTCGGGCCAACCGGACCAACGCCTGACCATTTCGGGTTTGGCGTCCAGCTAGAAGGGTCGTTTGCGTTAGGCGTGATCGTGAATCCAGATCGCTCTTTAAGGCTGTAGACCACTCCCTGAAACTCTCGGGCACAGATGCATGCTTGGCCATTGCCGTTGGCTATCTGAATGGGTGACGTGTCGCCATAGTATGACTCTGAATCAGCTGCCAGCGAGATGTAGTGCCCGCTGGCATAGCCTTCTACGCCGGTCAGGATGATGCGGTCGAGTGCTTCCGAGTAAATGACGTCCACAGCCTGCGGAGGCTGAATGCACCGCAGCCGATCAGTCATGTCGGTCGAGGTCTCCCCTTCAAGAAACTCGTCGGTAAAGTTGAAGAAGGCCGTGGTAGTTACGTTGTCGTAGATGACCGTTTGGGTCATCGGGATGTTGGCGCTTACAGTAGTTGACGGTATGTAGAAGAAGGGTCCAGCGTTGGTTCCATCTGCCACCGTAAAGCCAATCGTCCGGTTGATGATGTTAGACGGGCCAATCGGAATGTTGGCCATGTAAAGTTCATAGCCCGGCACATCCACGAAGATGCTCGTGAATGCCGGGACCGTTCCTGACAAATTGCCGTTTCTGTTAGTGAAAGCAATTGATGCATAGCGTAAACCTACTACTCCGGTGTCGTTGTCGTCTGTGCTGTCGGGCGCGATGTTTCCTGCTGCGCCGGAGGTGTTGGAAACTGGAGGAGGCGGCCCGCTGGCGCTTGCGGTGATGGTCGCGGTTGAGAGCGGCTGGAAGGTGCCCACCAGCGCATAGCTTGTCGTAGCTGGCGCTGGCTGACCCGTGGAAACATCGCACTCATAAAGCTTCACTCCTGTGACCTGATACAGTGTAGACGGAATCGGTACCTGCACTGCATCGTTCAGCACCGTATCAACTAAAACTCCTGCGACCGAGGGCAGCGTTTCTCCGGTAGAATTGGTGAATGTTGCAATCACGTAGACATCTCGACCTGCCGGAAATGTCCCTGCTCCTGAAGCTCGCTCTACGGTCGGGGTTGGCGGCGGCTGCAAACCCCCAGGAGTTACTCGCGCAGTGTTGGAAGTTGGCGGTGCGGGTCCGCTAGCTGTTGCCATGACTGTTACCGCAGCCCCTAGTCCGTAGCTTCCGACCAGAGCATAACTGGCGCTTGCTGGGGCTGCTCCTCCAGTGGCAACGTCTGCCTCGTACACGTTTGCCCCGGTAGGTATGTATTGCCCTGCGAGTCCACGAATCCAACCAGCCAAGCTCGCGAGGGTTGGGATTGCCACTTGTACCGCATTCCCCGACGCCGTGTCCACCAGCGTCGCTGGCCCAGATGGAATGCTTTCTCCCTGCGCGTTTGTGTAGGTGATGGCAATGTAAACATCCCTGCCTGCCGCAAATGCTCCTCCCCCAACTCTGGCTATCCCAGGCGTGTTCGGTGCTGGTAATCTGTTTGCAAGAACCGCCGTCGTTTCATACCATGTCACCCCGCCATCCGTTACCGTCCCGTTCTCAGATAGAGGCCACGCGGGCTGCGTACTTGAAGTCGTACCGGCCACAATGCAACGATAAGTATGCCCATTCCCATTCCCGCTAGCCGTTACCGGCTGGACATACTCCCCTACCAGATAGGCCGTCGACGCTAGCCATGACGCACCCAGAGGCTTCTGCCCATAGGGATCGAGATACGGCGCTCCTGTCCCCGGAATCGACGCCCCCGTCGCAGCATTGATGCTCAGCGCATTTAGCGAATAAACGTTCATTGGCCCCGAGGGCGTCAGCAGGTTGCTATACGCTATGAAGCCCCGGTTGTAAGCCTCGGTAATGATGGCGTGGACGTTGGCTGGTGGGTTGACCAGCGGCCCCTGCACGCGCGTAATTCTCCTGCTGCCCGCAGGCGACTCAATCAGCAGATAGCCATCGGCGTCGAAGAAAATGGGCACCTGGAAAAAGCTGTCGCCCACGTTCTCCGGCGTGTAGATCAACGATGCCAAGCCTGTAATAGGCGCCTGGTTGGGTGAGCTGAATGCTGTCTGCAATCCATACCGCGTCTGGGCTGTAGTCAGCAAAAACCGCATGTTCTTGCAGACGACAGCCACGCCCATGGGCAGAACGGTCGCGTCGTCGAATGTAGTAAGGCCGCCGAACCGAGAAAAGCTGTGCTCGGTAAAGCCCGAAAAGTTCACAAGCTACCCGAGGCCATCCATGATGCCAACGATTAGCTGCCCATATTGCTGCACGCCGTTGATGATCGCGGTGGCTGGAAACGCCGTAACGTAGGTCTCAGCAGCAAGCTCCGTGCCGCCCGACGTCCAGAAGCGCACGCCATACTGAGCTACCGTCCCCGTGCCGCCGTACTGCAACTCAGGATGGAATCCGTTGAGCGTGGAGTCCAAAATCACCGGCGGGATAGAAGGTGAGACGCTGTTGGGCACCTGAAAATCTTCGATCCCGTTGAGGTTTAACGCAGTGGCGAAGTTAATGACCTCGACATTATTCTGCGCGTAGCTACCGTTGAAATATATGCCGAAGATGCGCATGAACGAATTGCGCCCCGTGGCCTTGCTATACCCTAAGTAGTTGATTGTGTTTGCCATGCTGTTTTCTCCTTAAAGAATTTAGAAAAACCCTGTATATCCACCGCCGCGCCGCCGTGTTTGCCGCCCGAGTCTCCGGACCTGAGCCTGTGAGGCGCGAACAAGTTCTCCCATGATGTCGTCCATTCCCTCCATGGCTTTGTCACCGTAGGATTTCTCCCATGCAGCGTTTCCCCGTACTGCTGCGATTAATGACGCCGTGCCATAGGCGACAACGAACCCGATGCGCGGATGAGAAATGAGTATCGAGTCGTCATCGGTGAGCGGAGGGGGACCGAACTCGCCACGGATGCGCAAGTCCACCACCATAGAGCACGGGCCTAGCCAGATGACTTCGCTGCGAAACTCCCAGCCGGGTACCCACTGCTGCGGATCCCAATCGGGCAGTGTCTCGTAGTTTGGCACCAAGTTGTAGTAAGTGACATCTGTGCCCGTCGGCTTCCAGTCGATGCGTAGCGGCTGGTCAGTCAGTGTTCCGAGGGGACCACCCGGTACCTGTAGATACGCGAGATTGGGCGTACCTGGCTGGATGCCCGGACATTCGACGACTGCTATGTCCCAGGAGGACTGGGTAGACTCCAGCTGTGCGTTGTAGTCATCGTACACTTCGTTTATAAGCGGGACGAGAAAGCTATCGGTGTATGGCCCGTTGGGGTTTTCATCATCCAACAGGCTCCGCACTCTAGCTTTTGTCTGCCCTAAATTCCACGACATGATGCCACCTTCTGCCGCTCCAGTTTTAACTCAGTCACTGCGCGACCCTATTACCCCGAGCCTTATCCCTCTCTGTCTTCAGCTCGTTGGCCAATTTCCACTCTGCGGCGCTGAGCCGGTCAAATTCAACCGAGCCATACGCAATCTTTCCCCAGCGGTAGGCTGCGAGCACGTCAAATACGTGGGAGCAGTTAACGCACATGATAGCGCCGGCCAAAGGAACCACGCGGCAGATCGGGCAACCGTCAGGCTGCTTCTCTGTCAGCATGGAGTCATCGAGAACCCAGCGCGGCAATTGAGGAATTAGACCTTCCCGCTTCGCCATCCTGGCCTTGTCACGGTGGCTGTCGTTAACGTTCTTGCGCTGCTCGTCATTCTCATACCAGCCATTGGCTTGCTGAATGTCGCGCAGCAAAGACTGGTTCCGCTTGGTGACGACTTTCGCAAGCAGCTCGTGAAAGTCTCTCTCTTCCTCTACCATGACCAGTTCGCCTCCGACGTACGTGACGACAGGCACCATTACCTTTTCGCCCTTTTTGATGGTGGCTGGATCGCGATCGCCGACATAGCAGATGACCCCGCCGAAGCCGTCCTTCTCCTGCTGGTATTCGCGCATGTACTCTGCAGCAAGGACTTTGGGAATCACTGGAAATGGGTCAATGCGATGCACGTTGTCCAGACCGACTCCCGAGTCTTTGTGAGTCCAGCGAGTCTCACGGAATACGTAGATTACGTATGGCTTATCCAGGGGACACGCAGGGATCACTTCCGTGAAGAGCATGCCGCCGTTAATCTGCAGCGTGGTTGGATTAAGATTCAGCAGCGTGACCGGACGGTCGGCCCCGGTCTGCTTGATCTGTTTCTCAAGCGTTGCGCGCTGCTGCATGGTGTAGCGAGTTCCGGGATCTTTGCTGACCCCCTTCGCGCGAGGGAAAAGCACTTCCGCATTTGCACGCTGCTGCTCTTGCAGCGGGGTAAGTTGCTCTAATGGCATGATGGTTCTCCTTTGTTAGTTTCCTGTTGAAACTTGAGGTCGTTTACTTGCCTATCGCATAGGTCGCATGCGGCAAGCTCAATTTCGACGGCGGTCATTCCCTCAGCGCGAGGGTCTTGCTCGATAATTTCCCTCGCTTGGGCAAGCGCTTGCCTGCGAAGCTTGAGCACCTCGCGTTTGTGCTGCATATCCGCAAGCCATCCGTTCGCTCCATTCATAAGATGGGTATATGCCCCCTAATCCCGATGCTCTCTGCCATGCGATTGCGCCACCGGCTAGCCGCAAGGCTGCTGCTCTTCATGGGGGTGAGCACGTCGTTGAACTCTGCCGCGCACTCCTCTCTGAACCGCTTCTCTTCCTTCTCCTTCGCGTATTCCGCGCGCTGAAGGTACTCGACTGCACGGGCGAATGCCGTGCCTTTGCGGTTGGCGATGCTGCTCGAATGCTTGGCGATATGGCCCTGCAGCACGTCTATGCTCGGAACAGTTCGCCACGGCCCAAATTGCATTTCGTAGTCACCACATTCTGGATATGGGCCCAGCATCGGAGTGATGCCGTCGTCAGCCTTGTAGGAGTACCAGTCCTCTGGCGTGCCAAAGAACGACGCAGGAAACCACATCTCAAGAATCCAGCCCTCGGCTTGAGGGTATTTCTGTGTCTCGCGTACTTCGTTGACTACACGGATTGGTTTGTTCTGATAACGCTGGTAGGTTGCACCCGGCTGGCCTGGGATTGGCGAGAAGTTCAAGCCTCCCTTTTCCTTCGTGGTCAGCCCTTCCGCCCAGTCGGTCCAGATGCCCGCTTCTTTAATGAGGCGCTCCTCGCTCACGGTAAGCCGCCACTTAGGCTTGCCATAGGGCGTCATGCCGCCGTAGGACTTTAGGAAACGCTCGGTCGCCCGAGGAACATTGTGAATCATTTGCCTCCAAAAAGACGGGCCTGGACTCTCGCCCAGACCCTCTCGGTAAAAGTTGCAGCCGCTTAATCAATTGTAGGTCGGTAATTTTAGGCCAGTGACAGAGCTGATCGCTAGAGGGTTATCTACGAAGTACTGCCTCGCGTCATAATAGTAGCAAGACTCATAGGTAGTCGGATTGCCGGACGAGGGGTCATATTGGTTGAAGATCCACTGACCCGACCGGTTTTTATACCAAGTCGGCGCAGCGCCCCAAGTGACCTTGCCCCAAGAATCGAACTCCATGAAGTCCCAGCGGGTTGTGTCTGCGTGCAGGTTCTCGATGACTTCTCTGCCGGCAACAGTCCACTTGCCCTCGGGAGTGAGGCCGTCATAGCCCGGCATCTTTCCACCTTCCATCGGGATGAATTGTTTGGCAAAACCCATCTCTTCATAGGCCTGTGTTTGTGCCATGTGGGTGTGCCAAACCTGCGTTTTTACTGCACCAGTTCCGAGTGACTGCTTGACGCGATTCATTGCGGCACGCAGCATTGGAAGCGAGATAGGAGCCCCACCTGCGGCCACACCGTTCGCGACGACGTAGTTCTGCGTGCGGTTGATGCCGAGGTATGTTCCGGTTGTTGCAGTGTTATGAAAATATGGAATTCCGTAGAGGAATACCGGAGTTGTTGCAGCAACTGCAGCGACCATGATGAAGTCACCCGCGATCGTGCCGGCCGGTACAGCATCCACGGTGATGGATTGCACCGCGCCAAGCTTGTCATTGCAGTTAGTGACATAGCATGAGCCGCGCAGGACATAGGCATTCGTCATTACCTGCACTTGCTGGTTTTGAGAAATCAGCCTGGCGCCCCAAGGGGTAGAGGCCAGAATGATCGGATTTGCGCCGCCGCCTGCATAGCTGGTGTCGACTTGTGCAATCTTTCCGTCGCCAGCTTGCTGCAGGAATTGGTCGCGGTTCTTTCTCATCTGCACTGCAACATCGGCGAGGGTTTTGGTCACCGGGTTCTCAGAAACAACCTTCGGTCCACCTTCACCAATGATGTCAGTGAGTTTCGAATATTCCACTGGGATTACGGTGGCCAGTGGAGTGATGGTGCCCTGGTCCCAAGTGTCGAACCCTCCAGAGGGCATAATGCCGCCATCAAGGTTCAACAGCGCTACGTTGCCAGGAAAGCCAGTCTGAAAGCGCACGCGGAAGCTGCGCAGTGAGACTGGAGTGATGTCGCCACGCTCAGAAATGCGGTTGTCGAGCGTATCGTCTTTTTCAAGCAGCAGCTTGATGGTCTTATTCAGAGCCTCAAGCTGCAGCTGCTGCGTTGTTGCTGCCTGCCCAGTGACTGCGGCCATGGATTGTATCCTCTAGCCCTTGCGGGCTGGCTAATAGGGTTGTCTCATCCCGAGCGTCGCGAGACGCGTGCATGGGACCGGAAGGTCGCATGCCGGGACGGCACACTACTGCGTTGCGCTCTTTGGTTGCTCTATCGCCGGGAGGAAGCGGCGCTACCATCTCTGAGCAAGAGCGCGGATTACTGAAGCTGAAGCTGAACGACGCGGCCAAGAATCCT